GTGTGCATGGTTATTGTCCTGCCTCCTACTGAGTTGACAATGTACACTCTTAATGCAAGCCTGTCCGTTACAAGTAGCGTTGTTTGTGGTATGGCAAGAGAAGTCAAGTAAAGGTCAATGATTGTACCCCCTGTTATCGCCTCAGGTACTAATGAACTATTGGCGATTGTGGTGAATGTGCTACCGTTGTACTTCAACAACTCAACGTAGAACGCTGGAGTGCCGCCAGCGGAGGATGCAGACATGAATATCTCGAAGTTCCAATTCCCTGCTGGTATCTCTAATCGGTTCGGGTCATTGGCATCTGTCAGCCATTGGCTAATCAACCCGTTTCCTGCCTTAGTGAAGTCTACGTTAGTTCCTACCACCGCAATTTGACTCATCTGAAAGTATGTGGCTACCGATGCAGCAGTACCCCCGTTCAGGTAGTAGCTAACAGCAGAGCCACCACTTGCATTGCTTGGTAGAGTTGCAAGCTGCCCATCTCCTCTGATGTACTGAGTTGCAAGCCCTGCCGCTGCAACAGCTAATGTTCCGCTTGTTGTTATTGGGTTGCCAGTGACAGAGAATGCAGCAGGCATGGTGAGGTCGACTGAGGTAACAGTTCCCGTTGGCAAAGTCGGAAATGGTGTAGGAGTTCCTAACCCATCTAAGTAGTCAGTAATTGTACCCGTTGGTACATTGAACTTACCATTGAATGTATCCCAATCTGTTTGACTAAGATAACCATCAGTTGAGGTAGATGCTTGACTAATGCTTATATCAGGATTAGTACCACCACTTGAAGATATAGGTAAGGTAGCAGTAACATCTTCTACAATAGTTGCTGGTAGTATTGGAATAGTAGGTTTATTAAGAATCTCACTTACACCACTTGTTGAGTTCCAATCACTATTTACTTGTGCTGCTGGTATTGTAGGTTTGTTTAATACCTGATTGTTACCACTTGTTGCATTCCAATTAACTGGTCTTTCAATGGTTTCAAATCCAGCACCAAGATTAGTCCAATAAGTAGTATTTGTAGGTAATAATGAATCATTGTTAGCAATGCATCTGTAGATATTTCCATTATACCATACAACATTACCTACTACATATTGATTACCAGTTGATGTAAGATGGTCAGTTGAGAATGCAATAGCAGTTTTTATACCACCACCGCCACCACCACCAATTGCTATTAATGGGTCAGCAGTTGTACCATTGCCAATGATGGTCACACCATCTACTGCTACCTCAGTAAGACAAGGTGTGCATGGTTGAAAGTCGGGTAGTGGAATGTCACCCGTTGCGCAAATATCGTAGCAGCCATCTTCACTTGCACTAACTACTGCCACATCAACATCAACTGCAACACAAGCCCATTCATAGTTAGCAGTCAATGACTTAATATCATTGACATAACCATTAGGTATTACCTCATATTGTATAACACCTATAGCTACCTTAAAGTCAGGGTCAGTACCACTTATCAATCTGTAGATACGTGATGCTATCCAATCTTGACTATCTTCACTATCACAAGGTAGATGTGACTTTCTTACTACTGCATAAGCCGTTAATGGAAATGTAGTTTGATACAATGTTTTACATCCACTAACCTTTAATGATTCTGTTTTAACAACACTAACCTTACCACGTTTCGCCCAAAATAGAGTTCCTTGTTTAGCATCGAAATTAGTTACTACTTCTGCTTGACCATTACCAATATAATGTACCCAAGCCTTTTCATTACCATTGGCATTTAGTTCACATAGTGGGTAGATTTGGTCAAAGATATTAGCAACTTCTACCCGTTGGTTTAATCTCTCTATTATCGTTTTAAGTAGGTTCATTTCAATAATTCGTTTATGACATCAACAACATATTGACCATGTAGTTTTAAGAACTCTTCTTCTTCCATATCAGTAGGTTGGAAAATTATACCATACCCTTTAAAGTTTCTATTACCTAACTCTAACCCTTCTGCTTTATCTACCTCTGAATCGGGCAATGTTACACTAACTGAAAGACCATCTTTAATTACTTCTGATTGTAAGAATCCACCTTTTAAATTACCAGTTAATTGCAATGGTAAAGTAGCAGATGTCTTAGTCTTTAGTTCAGCATAACCACCAGCAAAGTATAATGACTTAATTGGTTTACCTTTCTTAGTTTTTCCTTTGCTATCAATAGTTGATTTACCAAACTTGAATGATGCTGGTGCATTTCTCAGTGAATTAGGGTCAACATAGATAGGTGTTGTTGAATAGGAAAATGTTGGTAAACTTTGCATAGCAGTATTATATCCACCACTATTACCTTTGCCAAATATACGTTTGAACATTACCCTCTTTAAGTTTGTACCAGCACGATACAAAGGTTTAAAATTGGTATTCCACTCTTTATTAAGAGCATCCATACGTGCGTTCATTTCCTTAATGGTAGGCATCAGGGTAGTGCAGTTACGTACTTGTAATTCTTGTTACAATCAAAACAATGTCTATCGTCAGGCAGTCTCATGTTATTTAACATTGCACTTAACTCTTCATTGTATCTTGTTGCTGCTATATCACGTGCTTGAGTTATGCCTTCAACATTAATTGATACAGATGTATTCACTCTCTTGTTTGGTGCAATTGTAAGAGCATAATCATATATTTCAATAGCAGTTGAATATGCTAAAGGCATAGCCATTAATCCACCAATAGAACATAACCAACTTTCTCTATCACAATTCACGTTATATACAAATGACATACCCTGAGTATACTTCTTAGATAATGAAGATAACACATTGAATCCATCAGTAGTTAATTCAATACCTATCGCATCTACGAATGGGCAAATGTGAGCCTCTTTCAATCTACCACCACAATCAGTACAAGCACCTTTCTTGGTAATCATTTTGGTAGTGTCATATAGTGACTCATAAACAAATGCCAAATCTAACTTACGTCTCTTTGCCTTAAATGTTCTACCAATGAACTCTTCTACTGCCTCTGATTGATAATCAAAAGTATCAATCAATTTGAGGGTAGCCATATCAAATACCAATATCTCTACTGGTGTAGCCATTGTATAGATGTCAATCTGTAATTGAGATAAGTAGAAGTTTAAGAATGATGTATTGTTTGGGTCAATCTTAACACGAATACCAGCATATCTACCAGCACCAAGTGCAAGGTCAATGTTAGATGCATTAGTTAATACCTGACCAATTCTTTTATTTTCAATGATAGTGTCTGCTTTCATTGTAGCTTGAAGACGAGTCAGTATATCACTACTTAACTTTCTCCAAGCAAAGGCACGTTTACCTTCAAACAATTCTACACCAGTATTGTATTGGTCAGTTATTAATTGACCTAACAGAGTCGTGTTAATGCCTAAATCATCTATATACAAACCAGTAGTTGGTTCAGATAATTGGCAGCCTTTCAAACCTAATAGTTTTTCAAAGCACATATTTTAGTTTTTTCAAAGTTATAAAAAAGGGTGGGCATTTAAACACCCACCCCTCAATTTATTGTGATAGTAAATTGTCACCATCTTGACCCAACAATTCATCTAAGTTCTCACTCAGTAGAAATTGTGGGCTATCTATGGGTTTACAATTGAAACACAATTCACATAGTTAACACCAGCAAATTTATCTCCAGCCTCGTAGATGTCAGTTGGTAAAGTAACAATCTTACCAGTAGCAGTTACGATAACAGATAAGTTACCACAATCATCTTTTAATGTAAGGTCAACTGGTACACCAGCAGGAGTGAATGCAATTGTACGTGAGTAACCAGCACCAACAGATGGTGTAAAGTTTGAATTCCACTCAGCCAAATTGTAAGATAACCATTGGATTGCTCCAGCAGTAGTTACCAATGCTTTAGTTTGACCACCTTGTGCAGTTGCAACACGAGCATCATAAGCAAAACCAAAACCATTTTGTTGAGAGATTGCTAAGATATCAATACCACTTTGTGAGCAGCATCCAGCCTTAACAGCATTAGCATATCTCTGCATTGCTGCACCACCAAAAGCAATTGGTGCTGCTGGGTAGTTAGCCATTGCAGTTGCTTGAGTAATATCAGCAAGTGCAAATGGGTTAACATCATTAGTACCATTAATAGTATTTACTTCTAAGCAATCACCAGTCACAGTGTAGAAACCTTCAACATCAGTACCCCAGTTACCGATTGCAGCAACTGCTTGTGCAGCAGCAACAGATGCAACTTTTCTATCAATTACATCCATAAGGCGCATAACTGATTCAAGAAAGTATACACTATTATCTTGGCAATGACGAGCAATATCAGCACCTGAAATTAATTGGGATGCTTGATAAGTGTCAGTAGTCTCTAATGTGTAGGTCTCAGTTGAGTCACCATATACATTAGTAGCAGTACAATTACTAATATCAGCAGCAGCAAGAACTTCTGATTCGGGTAGACGTTGAATCCATCTTGCTTCAACGGTTCTCAATTTTCCGTTTCCAGTAGAAACTTCTTGACGGATTAATTTAACATTTTCAGGTGAGTTAAGATACTCAAGAAAAGGTAAAGACTCACGTTGACCTACCTCAATGAAGAGTTGACCAAGTGGCATTTGAATGTTTGGACATTCTGAAAGTATACGAGAAATTGACATTGTTAGTCGATTTATAAAGTTAGTTTTTGTCTCATTAAAGGTTGAGATGTTTACCTACTTTTTGGTATCGAGTTAGAGTCACGATTGACTACTTTGTCTTTTTGCGTGGTAAAGATAATACTTTTTTTAATTACCAAACATAACAAGGTCTACTTCCGTGCAAGGGTAAGTAGATAGATAATGAATATCTAACTGACCTCTTAGTAACCTATCCGTGTACCCCTTTTCTATATTTGAGGTGCTAACCTTGTCTCAACAATCTATCTAATGTTAGTCTTTATAAGTAACCCAATTAACTACTAAGGGATTGATACCCTCTTGCACTTGGTCGATGTTGACACCTTGTAAGTCATTGCATCTACGTAGCCATTGTTTGTTGGTCTCTTTAACGTAGTTTTTGATTGGTATTCCTACCCTATACTCAGGTCAGTTCGTAACGTATCAACTGACTCAGTAGGACTTAGTAAAAATAAAAAAGCCCTGACTGGTGCGACAATCAAGACTTTTAAACAAGGTATTTTATTTCCCTCAAAGTTCTTTACGATAGTCGCACCCATCTGTTACAAAGATAAAAAATAAATTAATACCACAAAAAAAAGGGTAACATTTCTGCTACCCTTCCCCCATTTACTTAATCTTCGCATAAAAAGTAAACCACTATGAACACTCAAAGATACTAAATTACATACCTAAAAAACGTGGGTTGACTGATTTTGTTTTGTTAGTTTGAACTGGTTCAATTGCTGGGATGTATGCACCTCTTTGATTAATTGGTTTGCCTTGATGTACATTTTTTTGTATGATACCAGCATCAGTAGCTTCTTTTAAAAGTACATCTGAGATACCTAAAAATGAACCAGCCTTTGCAGTTGACTTTAATCTTTCTCCACTCTTCTTATCCTTTACAATTGCATTACCATCATCTTCTAAATCTATCACATACTTTTCTGCAATGACTGATTTAAACCCCCTAAGAGTAATGTCAGATACAGATGGGTCAATCTTGATAGCAGTAAGTTCTTTCTCAAAGATGTTATTGATGGTTGACACCTTAGTCTCTTCTTTGACTTTAGTCTTATATGATTCGAACTGATTCATTACATCTTGCCTTGCAGAATCCACATCATTGTGTTTCTTTTCAAGAGACTTATACTTAGACTCCCATTCTTTGATTAAGGTCTCTGAGCCGTTACCTGATGCTCTTTTCTCCCACTCCTCACGTTGTGCTTCAAAGGATTCTTTAGCACGTTCTGATGCGCTCCTAAGTACCTCTTCTACTTTCTTATCTTTAAAGTCATCTTCTGTTAGTACAATACCAAATGGTTCAAATGCCTTACGTGCTACGTTGGTAATGCTACCAGTTACACGACCTATCTTAGAAGATAGTTCCTCACTTTTTATCCATTGTGCTGTAAATTTTTCCTTCGCTTCCTCTATTGATTCTGCGTTTTCGAGATTTAGGAACTTTACCAGTTCCAATGCTTCGTTCTCCTTCATTGTTATTTGTATTTAGTTCAATTGGTTTAAGTTCTAATTTGCGACCACCATTCATAATGAGTAGTTCAGCAACCATGTTAGATACCTTTTTGATATCCCCATCAGGTGTTACTATTACGTTCATTTGGTAAAGATAATAATTTTTTGATTGTGTTATATTGGTTTAAAACCTTCTGCTTTTGCTCTTGCCTTTACAGAATCATCTACCATATCTGATTCAATTGGTAATAAGTAATGTCTACAATTCCACCCACCAACAAAGGTGAATATACTCTTAGCATCAGTACCATCAATTCTACCAGCCCAAGTACCATCTTCAATATCGTCAATACCAGCAGAATTTTCACCATTACCCCACTTTTCTATTTCTCCCTTATGGAATACTTCACCCTCACGATGTTGACAGAATGGTCTTGTAGTAGGAATCTCACCACCAAGATATTCAAAGTAGATAGCACCAATGGTTTCATTTACCGCTGCTGAATAAGACCTATCAGCAACCGCTTGAGCCGTTAATGCAGTAGTCTTAATGTGTCTCAATAACAAACCTTCATTAGCATCAGTACCAAGTATAGTACCTTGTAGTGCATTAATAGTATCTCTTAGTGGCGCACGTGCTGATATGTTAACTACTAATTGTTCTAAGAATGGTTGAGTAACATTGTTCTTTAATCCACTACCAATGAAAGTATCAATAGCATTGGTTTTAGATATTTGAAGTAGCTTAGTCTGAGCAGCCGTTGGTTCAAATGCTGGGTCAAACTTTTGAGCCACTTCATTAGATAACACCACACCTTCATCAATAGAATTAAGAAAGGTTTTAATAACTGCTTGGTATTCCTTACCAGCTAATGCCTCATTTAACTTATCTGCAATGATTCCAATACGTGCTATGTTGTTATCACTCTGTATGATGTTACCAGTAGAATCTACTTCTAAGTCATTGATAACTGGTAGCAGTTCTTTCCATATTTTTAACTGAACTCTCTCTGTAGCAGTACCCATCTTATCAGGTGTGCTATCAAAGAGTTTTATTTTCTCCTTAACTATATCACTAAGCGATGCCACTCAATAGATTTTGTTGTGCTAATTGGATAGGGTCAAGTACCTCACGAACTTTGCTAACTGCTGCTTCTCTTAGTTGAACTATTTGGTCTTGCATAGGTTGCTCAAGGAAGTTTTCATATTCTGCATTAGGTACAAATGTACGTATCAATTCCATCACAAGTTGAGGTGCTGATTGATGTAATACATCTTGCCATTTCTCAATAGTACCTAATCCAAGTCGTGCAACTATATCTGCTTGACCCATCAATAAGAGTTCATCAGCATTCATTATCAATTCATAGACCGCTGCACTTTCATCATCAGTATAGTTGATGGCTTTGATGTAATTATATACATTAGCATAAGTTACCGCTGGAGGTACACCAGCCGCAATACCTTCCGATATAACTGCAAGGTAATCACTTGGAGTAGATATGTCAAACGAAGTAGGATATACCAAAGTAACACCCCCAAAGTATTCGCCGTAACGCATCTGACCAATAGTGTTAAGCATGAATTCATACATTCCGAATAGTTGGTCAGAGATAGGTTTAACAAACGCATACAAGGCTCTCATTTTATTGAGTGAACCAGTAGCAGTTGATGCCTCACCAATAGTACCAGCAGCATCACTTGAAGGTAGATGAAGTACACTCCTTGACTTATCCATCTGAGTATTAATCTCAGTTCTCAAGAAAGTTAAGGTATCCATTGGTGGACTTACAAACTTCATATAGTCTCCACTCAATCCACTATCTCCCTCACTCATTGATGTCTTAGGTTTTACAAGTAGCATTCCAGTTGGACTAAATCTACTCTTTACACCAGCACCACTACAACTTCCACAAGTTCTATACCCACCACCAATAGGGTCAAAGATTTGACCATTGTCACATCTGTTACCCTCTCTATCTACAAACTCACAAATCTCACCCAATGCAACCATAAAAGGAAATGCAGAGGTAGCCTTTGACATCTGTAAGTATGATTCATCTAATACCACTTGGTCAAGTAATGGTACTGCCGTGATAAATGGAGATTGAAAGACCAATTCATTATTAACTAACAAAGGTGTACCCATCAACTTACGACATGGTACATAGCCTAAGTCATGCTGAAAGTAAACAACTGGTTCACCAAAAGTCATATCACTTTTCTTACCTACTTGTTCTATTCTCCAAATGTTAACATCGTCAAATAACTCAAGTATGATTCCTGACTCTTCAACCTTGCTACCTACCTTAACATAACTATTATCTTCATCAATCACTAAGTACCATCTACCATATTCTTGACCTACGATACGTTTGCAATTATAGTAAGAAGGCATTGGTTTAATTAGGTTGTTACCAATCAATACCTCTTCACCATTATCATCGTCTTCAATATCAAAGTCTTCAGGTTCAATGGCAATGATACCATTAGGGTCAATCAACTTTAGAGTAGGTAACATTGATTTTACAAATGCTTCAACACTACCAAACTTTTCTATCTCTTCATTAATGAATCTACTAAACGTGTCCTCACCGAATCGTTCATCTGTTTCGGGTCTTACATTGATTGACCAGTTTTGGTCAGCAAATGCACGTGAGATAGTAGCCTTGAAATCTTCAAAGACATTAAGAGTAGTAGCTTTGTAATTAGCTTTGATGTACTCATATTGTGCCTCTGTTTGATTAGGACTTCTAACAGATAGAAGATGGTCAGGGTAGACATCAGCACGAGCATGAGGTAAGATTGAATCATACATCATTGCAGAGAAATTGTAACCATCCCAGTATTCAGGGTATTGATACATTCCTACTCTTCGCTTAGATATAGGATTGGTCATTGACCTTGACTTATCATTCTCGAATGCCTTATGTTTATAGGCAAACTTTCTGACTATCTTATTTACCTCTTCTATAGAGAGTGCCATTATGCTACTGATTTAGGAGTTGTAGTATTAATGATGTGTGAGCCACATGACTTAGAACGACAAAAAGTAGGTTTCATAGTTTTAGTATTTAGATATTAAAGATATACCACGACCTTCAGGTGTGTTTAAAGTTGTTGTGTTGTACTTATACAAAGCAGCATAGTCAACAATTCTCTTAGGGTCACTTAAATGAATTGTATCGTGGTAAGCTATTACACCACCACGTGCTACTAACTTTTCTACTAACTTAAACTCAGGTAGTATTGATTCCCAAGAATGGTCACCATCAACAAAGATTAAATCAAAGTGGTTAGATGGTAGCTTACTTAATTCGTTATGTGAGTTACCTAATATAAAATCAATTGACTTACCACCCTCTGCCATATATAACTTAGTTGCATCTGTTCTATAATCATTAATGTCGATACCTACATATTGACCACCCTTAGGTAGTGCCTTGATAAGATGTTGTGTTGTTTCACCTTCAAAGACTCCAATCTCAAGAATGGTCTTATACTTTGACATTGTAACTAATGATGCTAAAAACTTACCAACTTCATCTTCTGAGTTCCAATCGTGCCGTGCAACCTCTGTGAATGTTTCTGTCGTAACAATATCTTTTTCTACTTTATTAGTTTTTACTTTCGGTTTTTTGGTAGATATATCTTTCATTTCTTTGGTTTCTTTTTAGTAGGCTTATACATTTTTAAAATTATTTGTTAACGTATTTTTGACCAATAATTCTATCTATGTGAAATTGATGTACTTTCTTTTCTGATTTCATCATTACTTTTAAAAGTCTCTCAAGCCATTCTGTGTAGAACCTTGATGTAAAGTTACGACCTCCATAGTAAGACTGGAAATAAAAATTATCTGTAACTTCTTGAAATGATAAACCACGAACAGAGGCAAAGTGAATAAAACCAGTCTCTGATTTATTATTACCTCCAACCAATCCATCATTTTTATAAGATGGGTCGTAAGCAGTCATTGCCAATGCAACATTCATATATAGTTCATCGGGTTGACCATTACCCCATTTCATTCTCAATCTTTTTGTTGGTAGCTGATTGGTAGTATAAAGGATTCTAACAACACCAAATAAATCTTTAGACTCTTTACATACTTTAATAAATTGAAGACTGCTATTTATAGCTGGTAGTATTGAATCAGTTGTTAATTTGAAATGCTCCCAAATATCATCAGCCCATGCCCATTGCATTGATGGGATATCACGACCTAAATCTATAGTATGATATCCCACACAATGACTGATGTAATGTCTTTTGGTGCTTACTAAATCATCAAGTAATGGTTGGATGTCTTTTAAACATACTGCATCAACATCAAGATAAAGATTATACTTAAAAGGCAAATACTTATATAAAGACACCTTTAACATAGCTGGGTCAAATTTACCATCTACATATAGGTCGGAATGTTCGATTTGATTTATTGAATCAACATACTTGTTAATGTCACCAGTTGAGCCATAGCACTTACCTATGTCATCTACATATAGTGCAATCTTAACATTAGGTGAATGGTATTTTATTGAGTAGGCTAAGTTGTATGCTGCTTGGTAATAGCCAATCTTACCGAATGCAAATAGTACCACACCCTCCGTAGAAGATGTGGTAATATCGTTAGTGTTAGTTTCGAGTTCCATTAATTAAATACACCAGCGGGTGCAGCAAATTGTGTAGGAATGTTCTTTTCTCTCCATGAGAAAGTAACTTCATATCTCTGTAGTTCGTTGTTCTGTTCAGGAATGATGAAGTTAGCAGATGTTGTGATACCTACTGGTGGGTCGATGTAGATAACCTTACCTGAGTCACATAGATAAGCCATAATCCAACCAACCTTCTGTGCATTTAAAGAGTTATAAAATGCATTGTTTTGGTCAGTTACGTTTGCATCATATAGTGTAGCAGTTCTATCTTCGTTGATACGTATTGTTGTACCACAACCTACTGGTGAATCAACCGTAATAGGTGAACCAGCGGGTAAAGCAAAACGAATGTCTTCAACTAATACTGCCGTTCCAGCAAGTAGTGCTGCTTCAATTTCAGCAGAGTCTTCAGGATTAGCAAGAACAGATGCACAAGAACCAATTATAATAGCGGATACACCGCCAAGTTTATACTCGCCACACGAAACTAAATCGTGTACTTCTAAACCACCTTCGCAATATGAGGCACAGCCCATTGTATATAGATTTAAAGTTATTGATGTTACTATTTAAGGTCGTAACATTTAAACCTACGGATGTGCAAAAAGATGAACAAATATAATTAATTTTCTTGATACAAATTAACAGAATCTTGTGTAGTGATTCTATTTAGGTCTTGTGTCAATAAGAATGGTTCATCTTGATTGTCTAATATGGATGGTAAACAATCAGCATCTGAGTCACCACATTGTACCTTAACAACCTTATTCTCTTTCTCAACTAAGTCAATAGCAAATGAACCTAAATAGGTGTCTGCATCTGACCAATCAATGGTAGGGAATGCATTATCTTGTGGAAACATCAATACACCATTGACATAACAATTATCATAGTAGAAGATGGTAGATAGAAAGTCAAGTACATACTCAGGTAATCTACCAAAGTGATATGTCCATTGCTTTACTCTATTGACATAGTTAGCATTCCATTTACCTGATGCATATCTAAAGGTATTAGCATTAGTCACGTATTGTGCCTTTGCTCTTTTACCTTCTAATCTTATCATTGGTAAGAATGAACTACCGCCAAATGCAAGATTAAATTGGTCTTCTGCATTACAACCTTCTATCTTAAAGTATTTACAAGAATCATTATAGTCACCAATTGTAAGTACATCACTATACATATCCCATTGGATGTCTGCATCTGCAATTTGAATGTCTATGTAGTTGATGATTGCGCCGCCATCTCTTGGGGTTGGATTCCTAACAATCACTTGCACGTGTAGGTCTCCTGCCCCTGCTTGTACTAATACATTCTGATATCCTGTGCCAAACACCTCAACCTCGTTTCCGCCAATGCTGATGAAGATAGTAACTTCATCACGTGATGCAATGAATATACCGACATTGTAGAACAAGTCCTCACAAGGTGTGTTGCCTACATTAGAGGTGAAGTTTACTACTTGTCCACTATCAACAACAAATTCTACCTCTCCTTCGCTTAATGATGTTGTACCCGTTCCGCTTGTTGTCCAACCATCTACACCTACTCTTGGTAGGCTTCTAAACTCACCATTGTAAACATAGTTTTGACCACACGTATTGGTGCAGAAGTCAGTCATTGCAAGTCTGTAGCAACCTTCACTAAGTGCAACATCAGTCAAATCAAATGCAGTAGTAATCTTATTATCTTTAAGAGTGTATAGTGGTTGTATTAAATCAATAGTTTCTAATGTAGTTGAATCAACAATACCAACTTTCATCTGATTGCTTGATGCAATACCACTAACTTGAATGTAGGTACTCAAGCATCCTACCCAACCAATCTCTCCAGTATTAGTAAAGAATTTTAATGTTAAACTATTGCCAGTAATTAATGGATTGGCAAAGTATAAGGTGTAAGTACCAGCTAATGTAATTTGATATGTTGATGAACCATCTATTCTTACATTCAATGTACCTTCATCCAATGTTAAAATGGTAAATGTTACTTGATACAATTGGTATATATAGTTGGTATTAAGTCTAACAATGTAAATACCTATTTCATTTATATCATCACTACATATATTTCCATCAACTATATTTTCAGCCCATCCATTACTAAATGTTTCATAAGCAAACATCCTTGCAGTATTACAAGGTGTAGTCTCCACTTGAAAGAATATTTGGTCATTGAAGTCTACCAATTGTTTGTAGTCACTACTTCCACACTCTTCACAAGGTGTAAGTATATCATCTTGTGTATGAAAGATAATAGGCTGATTTGGTATGGATATAATACTCATCTTAGTATTCTATTTGATTTAAGTTCAAATGATGCTTCTTGTTCAATAATGCTCTTAACATCTAACTTTTTAATGTAGCCTTTAATAACTCTAAGTGGGTCATCCCATCTACCAAATGAAATTGGTCTTGAGGAGTTATCAAGTATCTGCTCAATCTCAGTCATTGTCAATGGTCTTTCAAACTTATAGATTAACCTTCTTATTTCATTTGGGTCAACTGGTACTAATTCACTTCTATCAAATGGTCTACCACTACCTTCAAAGAATGTCTTGAACTCTTGAATGTTTTCTTTTGATATCCTTGCAACATATGGTATTGAACTATCTACTGAAAAACCACACCAATCTACCTTAATAATGTCACCAGCAATGCATACTAAATTATTCCAATTAACACTTGTTACATTACCACTATTAATAGTCATTATATTAGGAAATCCAAATTGTTCTTGAATTAATGTAGTATCGTCACTCTCAAATCTTTGTATTTTACATACAAATGTTGATAATGTATCAGGTGAATAGAATGAGTAATCTTTTACACATTGTGCAGAAAAACTATAAATACCATCAAATGGTATTACATATCTATCTCCAAAGAAATTATTGCCATTATCTGTTACTTCTTGTGTAAAGTTTAAATGAATACCTACCATTTCAGAATAACATTGTATTCCTAATGTTGGGTTACCTATTGTAAATTGTTGAATAGGGTCATTTGTATCTTCTATCTCTGCTCTGAAAATTGTAGTGTTAGGGTCGAAACCTTGCAAGTATTGATAGAGTGAGTTAGGATAACCACCAAGCCAATTCTCAGCAACTTGTTCATTGATATAGTCAGCATTGTAAACGTGACCACCTACACCCAATGGGTCACCTTGTGCTGCTAATATTGGATTTGCAAAGCCATTCCAAATACTATCAACAAGAACTACATCGGTATCATAGTCCTCTGCATCGAATCTGAATATATTCTCAATCACATTAGTGTCAAAGATTATATCACTTGAACTAAGGTCTAACTTATTGGTCGTGTTACATTCACCAAGCACACCAAATGTTTCATCTCTAAATCCTCTAAAGGTAGTTTGAGGAAACGAACATCTTTGAGTATCATCTCCACATTCAAAGTCATTTAAAAATGGGTCAGAGCCGAAATCAACAGATGCATATAGTTGTGTTGAATCATAATTAAATTTAATCTCAGGTTGATTATATAAATTGACTGATGGTGTTAGTTGTTGAAAGTATGCATACTCTTCAATCCTAAGTATTGGTTTGCCATTTGGTTGACGTTGGATAACCATACCTAATCTTAATCTTCTATTGAGTGCATTATATAGCTTTTCAAAGATTAAATTTGTATGTATGGCACTATCTGACCTTATTGCCTGACCATTACTTACCATTAATGTTTTACCAAATCCATTTGAATCAATTTGGTTTCTGAAATAGTCAGATTCAAAGTCTACAAGGTTATCACTCATACATCCTACAAGATGTTTCAATGCATCATAGATAGTTATGAAACCAGTATTAGAACTTGTTTGATATACGTTGTCTGCTGGATTGAATAAGTTAACAAAGTATATCTCAGGAGGTACTATTGGTTGTAAATTCTTTGTGATGTTTGAATCTGAAAAGAATGGTATTGACTTATTGTTATTAATCTTTGTTGAAAATGAATCATCATATAGCTTAGTAGTAACACTACATCTATCAAGGTCAAATACACATTCACTTACTACGATGTAACCAGTTGTCAATCGTTTACAAAATCCTTCACAGATATATTGTACCTCAACATCAATAAGTGAGCAACCACCAGTATCAATTAAGTTAGTGTAGATATAATCAAATGCAGCACCAGTAAAGTTAAGGTCATTGTTGAATGATACTATACGTGCATTGATGCTTGACTCTTCTGAAATTGTAAAACCAAAGTCATTAGCATTAGTTGGTTGACCATAATCAGCACCATCAATTAAGAATTTTATATCTACTGCCATTGGTATCTTTGGTCAATTGAATTATTGTATTGTCTCTTATCGTTTCTTAAATCTTTTCTTAATCCCTTTAACTCTGATTCCATTGTTTTAGAGTTAAGAGTGGCATTGACATTAACACCCATCTCTTTAGATTTAGAGTTAAGCATATAGTTCATCAATGCTGGTCTAACATACCTATCTTGAATTATCTTCTTAAAGGCATCTGAGGATTGATTTAATGCATTCAATTCTCTACGATGGGCAGATGTTTGTTTTCTATTAACGATGTACTCACCTTGCTCTGCTTCTACCATCGTGCCACCTTCACTATGTCTCTTACCGCCAATCTCACCACCCTTTTCAAACTTAGGTATAGGCTGTGCAGCAATGGCTGCTATCTGAATTGCACCAGCAGCACCTACTATGATTGATAATGCTATGTTAGGTAATGCCTCTGCTACTGCCCTTGCAGTAGATACTGTTGCTTGAAATAATGCAAGTGCCTTATCTCTATTTGCTTGTTTTGTTTTCTCAGCAGATATGGCTGCTTGAGTTCTATTTTCTAATGCTGCACGTTGTTTAATCTTATCACGTTCTAATGCATCTGAATCATTGATGGCTTTTAACTCAGCCTCACTTGATGCAGTTATATCTGATACCCTCTGCTCTGTTGCTTGTTTACTCAAATCATTGATACCTGAGAATACATTAACTACTGCATTTGCATACTCAAATACCTTATCTAATCGTGCTTGTTGCTCTGCATTCAACTTAGCAGTTGTATCTGCATTAATCTTAATGACTGCTGCATTATACTCTTCCTCAGTCATTTTCTTTTTATCCAATGAGTTTATTTGTTTCTGACCTTCATCAGTTATCAACTTTACTCTTTGGTCGTATGTAGATGTACCTAATGTTACTGCTGCTTGTGCAGTTGCATTCTCAATGTCAATACGTTTATTTGCTTCTACTATTTTAGCTTGAGTAATGTCATTATCAGTCTTAGCTATGATAGCCTTTCTGTTAGCCTCTTTGACAACAAGTGAACTATTAGATAATTCATTTGCTTTCAATTCTGCTTCACCTCTTGCACGAATCAAACTCAATTCTTCTGCTAAAGTAGTAGCACCTAACAATTTTCTTAATTCAAATGCCTGAACTCTTAAATTGTATTCTTCTTGAATTGCTCTGCTGGTTATATCTATAATCTTTTTTTCGTGATTAGCCTTGAGTAATTCAAGGTCAGCATCTGTTGATTGATTTAATTTTATTCTTGCTTCAAGACTATTTTTTTCAGCAGTAAAAGAAAGATTTGCTTGTTTTATCTCATCTTCAATAGTAGCAGTATTCAATACCTTCTTTGCTTCTATCAACTTTACTTCATCTTCTATTGCTCTATTAGTAGCATCAAGATTAATCTTAGATATAGTATTTGCTAATTGTGCTTGAATCAATGCAATAGTTGATGCTCTTAACTTTGCATTCTTGATACTACCTTTAGCTGAGTTAATCTCAATTTCTGATTCTTTCTTAGCTATATCAATTGATGTTTGAACCGATTCACCAAATGTCAATTGTCTAATCTTTAATCTGTTTAATGCAGACTTTAACAATTCATCATTTAACTTATTGTTCTTTTCAGTTTGTTCATCTAATTCTTTCTTATCAAATTCTGCATTTATAGCAAGTGCTGCTTCATTTCCTTTTTTAGTTAGTTCAGCTTTTGCTGCATTAGTTTTATCCAATGCCTTTTTTAAATTTGCTAACTTTTCTAAGTTTGCAGTATTGTCGGCAGCGATTTCTTGACCAGCTAAAGCAACTTTACCTTCAGCATCAAACCTTGCAGATTTATTAGCAGTCTTTGATGCTTCCTCATTTTTCTTTATCTGCTCTTCTAATTTTTTCTGTTCAACAAGTAGATTTTGTATTGCAACAACTTGTGGTTTAATACCATTTTTAATAGCATCTTGTTGTTCCTTCAATGCATTCTTTCTTGCAACTGATGTTGCAGTTTCTTGATTTAGTAATATTGCTAAATTATCTTTAGCAGTTTCTTGGGTGTTAGCAAAGTCTTTTAATGTTTCCTTATTGTTTTTAATTGACTTTTCTGATTCGTCTAATGCTTCTTTGTATTTCTTATTGGCTTCTGCATTCTGTTCGTATATTTTATACAAAGCACCAAACAAAAGAACGAATGCACCTATACCAGTTGCTGCGATAGATACCTTTAATAAGTCAAGAGTCTTCTTTGTGGCTAATGTTGCTACCGCTGCACCTTCTTCAGCAGTTGTTAATGCAACAACAGATGCAGTAGCAACATTTGTCACTACTACCTTATCTTTTAAGAATAAATTTTGTAAGGCAATCTTTGTAGCACCTTGACCAGTTACTAAATTTGCTATTTCTTGCAATCCAGTTAGTAATGCTACTGATGCTTGTGTTCGTGCTATAGACTTGTTAAGGTCTTCACTTTCAATACCAAAAATAGCAGCACTACCTTGAGCAACTGCAAATACTGACGCAAGTCCTTTAACTGCACCAATGGCTGCATCAAACTTAAATGTGTCAGATGCTAATGTTCTAATTCTTTCTTGTGTGTCACCAGCTTGGTCAGCAAGTTTACCAGCCTCAACTGATAATTGCTCAAATGCATCACTACCTGATTGACCAGCCGCATCTAAAGCACTTATCTGTGCTTTTAATTCTGCTAATCTTGCCTTTAATGATTGTGACTTTTCTCCAGTATTATTACTATTCTTGCCTAATGTAAATATTGTTTGTTGCAAACTGCTAATTTCTTTATTGGCCTTCAATGCTTCAATACCAGTATTTTTTATTCCATTTGCTAATGATGCACCAGCTTTAGCATACTTAATAGATTCTTCATTTAATTTAACAATTGAATCTTTAGAAGAGTTAACTGATTTAACATTTGCATCAAGTGCCTTTTGTACATCTTTAGATGCGAATGCAGAAGATATTGATTTACCTAAAGACTTATAAACTTCATTAGCTAAGTTTGCTGATGTCTGAGCAGAATCACTAATCTGCTTATTGGCATTGATGATTGTATCAGTTACCGCCTTTAACGATGCTGCTTGTGCTTCATATTCAATTATAACTTTAGCCACGTTGTTGAGATTTTATGAACGATTCAAATTTAGTAATAAATAAATCAACATCACTATGCATTAGTTGATTGTATGCTACCACATCACCCTCAACAATAGTCATCACTTGAGTTTTAATTCTCGTGGTCGTTTCACTCGCTCTGTATCGTGGAGAGAATCTAAGTGGGTCAATGCTTTGATTAGGTTGCGTTGTGCCTGTACGTTGTACTCCCATAATTTCTGAAAATCTTCTGGAGACATAGACATTAAGGGTGTTAGCGGCTCTATAGCCACACGAGTAAAAAAATCGTGTGAACCCTCCTTGCACATCTTTTCAAACACATCAAGTTTCTCTTTATGAATATCGTTGTTTATGATTGTAGGGTCTTCATCATCTCTTATTAACCAAGTGGCTGCAATGTTGAGTAGTAGGTCACGATGTATGATGGTGTCTTGACGTTCACGTATGATGTGAATGTAGGTAGCAACTAATGCAGCATTCTTTGGATTGGATAGACCAGCAGCTAATGCCTTCTCCATACCTTCCAGTATGCCTTCCATTTCACTTCCACTAATACCTGAACTTAAACGCTCAAGTAATGCCATAGACATTGAAAACCTTTCCAATGGCATATTCGTTTCTTTTGGGAATCGTAGGTAGTCGTAACCATCGTTAGTGAATACCTTTACCAAGTTGTAACTGGTCTGCTTCTGATTCCATCTATTGAATAGATGCAACCACTTGTGAGGCATTAATCTTCTGTATAACTTCATCAATGTTATTATTGCTGACCAGCCTATCCAAGTTGGTCAAGGTTAGTATTGTAGTTCCTTGATTCTCTACCACCATCATTATATGATTGACATTGACCAGCACCTTGCAGTCACCTAAATCAATTGCAGATAGTTCTTGTAATGCTTCATCTTCTATACTCTTGTTGTATTCAATTAGGGTCGATTGTAAGATTATGAAGTTAGCCATATCTCACCAGTATTCGTGAGGGCATTGTGCATCCTCTACCCTTGTCTTAGCTGGAAGAAAGCAACCACAAGAGTTACATATGTTGAGTGGCTTGTAACGATGTTGGCAGTTGTTACATATGGCAGTCCTACCCTTGCTGAGTTCCCTTGACTTCTTGTTGGCAGTAAGGTAGTAGTACCACCCTCTGATGATTGCAGATAGCTTACTCATTGGTCAGGTTAACTATTGATGGTTCAACATCACTTACAGCAATTGAGAAATCAATGCAAGTATAGGTGACTTCACCTATGGTCAGGTCTTGCCTTGTACCATTTGGTGTATCAGTTGTTATCCAAAGAGTATAGCCTTGTAGTGGGTCAATCAAGACTCCTTCAATGGTAATGTTACCAAACTCATCACTAATGCTTACAAAGGTCTGAATGCGACCAGTAGCCTTATACTGGATGCATACAAGGTAAGAGGTGTCAGGTTCAGCCACCCCAAAGGTGAGACCAGTAGCACATACATCAACATAACTGCCTGAGTCGTAACAAGGTGAACAAATGCTCATAGGTATCGTTTTAAAATTGAATTCACAAAGTAACGGAAACAATCAAGAAAATCTGCTCTCTCTGATAAGTTTTTTCGATTGCTCTTAATGATTCCTCCATCAGCATTGCATTGGACTTGTTTACAATCATACACGAATGATTTACACCTAACTGAGTTCACCTTTATCTCAAGACGAGTTAGTGCATTGTTGCAGTCTATTCGACTATTGTAGTGGGTAGGATTCGCTGGTATGATTATCTGACTATCTGCAAGGTGTAACCTTCTTTTGATTTGGGTATAGGCTGATGAGTTATCACGTTGCTGAATGCTCCTACCATTGCCCATTGCATCACCAGTTATTCTTAGCATACCTCTTGGTATATTCAATCCTTCCACGTAATCACAGAATGCATCTATACTACCCTTGTCAATGTTTATCTCACCAATGACTGAACAACCTTTAGTTGTGTGTTGCTGGATGATTAATGCTGAGAGTGGGTTGATGTTGAAATCCACAGATACGAATACTGGTAGGTGAGGGTTGAGAGTTAGTGAATCATCTATGTGCCTTTGGTCATCCCAAGCATACAAGAATGGATTACTTACCTCATCCATCACATCCCAGTCACCCTCTACGAATCTTGCATACTGGATTGGTGGCAGTTCCTTCAATGACTCAAGATACTCTTGACTGATGTATGGATTATCTGTGATGCGTGAGTTGATGTATGCCCACTTGTCAGGTAGTGTATCACTCCTCCATCTATCATAGATAACTGACTTGACCCAGTTGTTGGCTGGATTGCAAGTGGCAAGGCAAACAATGGGTACTTGACCTATAGCCTTATTCCAACTACCTATACGTTCTTGAACCTTATAGAATGTTGCTTCTTGTAGTTCATTGACCTCATCAAGTCCAGCACCATTCACCTCAAGTCCTCTGAACCTATTCAAGTCCTTGTCATCATCATAACTCTCAGCCATAAAGATTAACTCTGAACCATTGGTGAACGTAACCACATTGGTCTCACGATTCCACGAACTGATATACTCATACAATCCATCATTGAGTATTGATGAGAATGATGGAAAGGTAGTCCTCTTCAGGTCAGGTAAGGTCTTACGAATGATTACCCATCTTGACTTGGGATAGAGTAAGCAGAGTGATGATAGTGTTAGCAGCAACCAGTAGGTCTTACCTCCACGTATTGCGCCTCCAAACACTATAACCTTCTTGACTCCATTGACTGCTAAGTCATATGCAGTAGTCTGCCTCTTGGTTAGTTTGAAACTCATTCATCCTTGTCTCCCTCAGTTCGTATAATGATTAGTGGCTCAGTCGTATTGAATGTTGACTCACCATTGTTTGCCCAAAGTTTTCTTTGTCGATTGGCTAACCAATGCTTTGCTGCTGGTGTATCAGGAGGAAGTTCTTTTCTCAACTGAACTACCTGACCATCCTTTGTCAATGCCTCCTCAATGATTGTAAGACCCAATGCTCTCTTGTACATTGCCCTTGCTACTTTGCCGTCAGCATTCTCTTTCCCTTGCGTTAACGACTCAAAAAACATTGGGTGTTCGGTTTTCCAATTGTTTAATGTTTGTTCAGTTATACCTAAGATGTTTGCCATTTGGCTATCTGATAAACCAAGAAGAGCCATTTCAAAGACTTGGTCATTGAATGCCTCCTTATACTTAGTTGGTCTACCTCCCTTGTTTGGTTCGTCTTGTGCTTCCATAGCTACAAAGTTACATAAGAATTTAGTTTATCAAGTGATATGAACTTCTGTAGTTCAAATCCCTGAGTCTTAAAGTTCATCGTGGTGCAATGCTCAATGATATATTCTTTAGGCACTACCCAAGTATTCTGCTCATCAACTATCTCAACCTTGTCAAAGGTCTGACCATTCTCAATGAGGTAGTAGTTTATGCCATATGAGTTATTGACTCTCATAAGATGCTTAGACCTTGACCTTACAAGCCTTAGAGTTCTTGTGACCTTATCAATCTGACCTATGGCTCTCTTCTTACCATCAGCAAGTAGCAATGATAGATTGATGATTGAATCCTTGTGAGAGGCAATTAACTTATTACCACTTGAATCTTGTATGGTGTGGGTCTTGTTCATAGTTGGTAGGTGTCAATTCGTTTCTTGACCATATCAATGAACTTATCCATCATTGATGCATAGTAGGTATTGAAGTCATTAAAGCCTTCAGGATTGCGTTCAAACAATACATAGAGGCAAGACCTCAACCTTTGACTGGGTGTCTTGCTTCCCATCTCCTCTGCATCTATCTTCATTGACTTGAGTAACTCTTCATCATTGTAATTGAATGCCTCACCTTTGAATGCCATAACACCTACACCTGATGTCCATTGGTTGAATAACTCTGCTGCCTTTGCTGGTGATAGTTCTTGTGTACCAATGACTACCTTTAAGGTCTTATCTCGTCTTGTGGCTACTGATTCAATTGCACAAGGTATAAGTAGTAGATTACTTTCCATAGGATGAGGTGTAGTAGTCTTGTGCAGTCTTAAATTCAAATGGTGTCCACTCTGATTCTCCTTGTTCATATGCTTCAATTATCTGATGCTTCTCCATTGCTTTGGAAATCTCAATAAGTTCTTTAATGCAGACATCACTTAATGATGTAGAAATTGTTGAATGTATCTGCTCTAATAACCACTCAACTGCTGATTGTTTCTGATTCTCCATATGTTAGGGTATAATGGTCTTCTGCTCTATAATGATATTTGTCGGGGAATACTGGGTCAAAGTAACTACCTACACCAATAGCATTCATTATCTGATGCTTCTCCATTTCTTTGGCTTCTCTAATCAGAGAATCAAATTTGAAATTGGGTTTGGCTGCCTTAATCTTTTCAACCAGCCAATCAACTGCTAACTGCTTACTCTCCATAAGACTCTTTATAAAATACAGATGAGCCGTGAGTTGAGAATCCACTCTTATATGCATCCTCTTGACCACAATCAAATGCACCCATTACTTCTAACTTATGCTGAGACTTTAACTCTTCATAGTTAGATGTTAGCCATAGATTAAAATCATCAATGGTCAATTCGTTTTGTTGTTCAAAGATTAGTTCAATAACAGATTGTTCAGCAGCCATAATGTTGTTCAGGTTTAGTTGGTTTGTTTGATTTATGTTCATCACTCACCCTATCAAGATACTGCTTGACCATTACCTTGATGAGTTCCTTATGCGAAGTTGGGATTCTAAATGTAATGTTGATTGTCTTCTCACCATACTTAAAAGGATGACCAGCACCAAGTCTCTTACCACCTCTGTTATCTTTCTTTTTTAGTTCCATAGTCAACAAATATAGTGATTATATGATTACGTTGTACTTATTGATAGGTTTAAATTCTTTAGTATCTTATAAAGAACATTGACTACAATTGAATTACCAGCTTGTTTAAATGCTTGACTATCTGAACAAGTCCAAGTGAATGAATCAGGAAAGTCCATAAGTCTAAAGCACTCACGAGGTGTTAATCTTCTATAGAATGATTTATCATTTTCATTTTGTAAATATTCATAATTACTACCTTCATCACATGATTCACAGATACCATATTTAGAATTTCCACAAGTATGATATGTATATTTACAATCTACTTGTAGTAAAACATTATCTGTTGGGCAAATAGATGCAGATGCTCTTAAACAATTTGCTATATCATTTTTATCTTTTGTAGTAAATATAAAACCAGTGCCTTTTTGTGTATGTCTTTCTTTGTGAACATTAAATGTTTCTACCATTTTTTCACTTATATAATACTTTTCATCTATGTTATCTTCAAGTACATCTTTCAATCTTTTAGTCAGATGTTCTTCAATTGGAAATCTAAATGCATTATCTGAATCATCACGAATACCAACTAAGAATACTCTCTCACGATTCTGTGGAACTCCGTGTTCTTTAGCATTAAGAACATCCCAGTATAAGTGATATGGTACAGATTCATCATAAGGAAATAGAATTTGATTACCATTGACTGACTTACCACCAAGTAGGTTAATCCATTCGCTAAATGTCTTTCCACCATCATCTGAAAGCAAACCTTTTACATTCTCAAATATAAAGTATCGTGGTTTGTTTTGCTGGATGAATTCAAGTGAGTTAAAAAATAAAATACCCCTCTTATCATCTTTGCCTAATCTCTTACCAGCCATACTGAATGATTGGCAAGGTGGTGATGTCATATAGATATCAAGTGATTCTGTTGGTATTAATCTATCATAGACGTTTGATGGATAATATTTTGGTTCACCATAGTTGTGAATGTATGTCTGTCGTGCATACTTATCCATATCACAAGCATATATCTCTTCAAATTCAATTCCTAATCTTATCAATGCTTGATTAAATGCACCTACTCCTGAGAAATCACTACCTACTTTTATCATTATTTACATTGTTTATTGTTACAAAATATCTTGCCGTGTACCACTTTAGCAAATTCACATTTACCACTTCTTATCTCATAGTATGTCAAATCACATTCAAGAGACCACATTTGGCGAAATGGGTAAGAGTTATTGAATAACATCTCAAACTGGTCATAAGTTAAATTCATCTCATCCAACATAACAAAAGGCTCTGTATGATGCTTGTTGAGGTAGTTGGTATACTCAGAATGGAGTATGCTCTGTGTCTTTATTCCAATCATTGTCTGCATAGTGTCTTAGGTCTTTTAGTGGTTGAAGAAATGTACTACCTACATCGTGGGTAACTACATCAGTAAAGTTAGTCATATTAGGTGAATGCCTAAACTCAACCACACCAGTAGCACCTTGCCTATGTTTTTCAAATAGGTAGAAGATGTGATTAGTGTATGGTGTATCATTTTCATCACTCAATCCATAGTATGATGGTCTCCATACAAAAGCAACTGAGTCAGCATCTTGCTCAAGTGAACCCGACTCACGTAAATCAGATAAGATTGGTTTCTTGTCAGGTCTCTTTTCAACTTCTCTGCTCAACTGAGCAAGTGCTATAATTGGTATGCCTAACTCTTTCTGTGCTGCTTTTAGAGTTCTACTTATCTCAGCTACCTCTGCTTCACGATTACCTCCTTTAAAGCCTTCTATGGTCATTAGTTGTAAGTAGTCAATGATTGCCCACTTACATCTGCCTTTACGATGTTCTTTCTTCATTACCCTTATTGCCTCGTGGACTCCACACCTTGCCTTATCGTAAATCAAGAATGGTGCTTTCTCAATGCTGCCTATCGTTTTTTCAAATGAATGGAGTTCAGATTGACTAAGGTTACCATCTCTAAGTCTTGATGAGTGGATTGAATCACCAGCCTCTTGAAGTATTAGCCTCTGACATAGTTGACTCTTGTTCATCTCAAGATTGAAATAGATACCAGCCTCACCACTCTTCATTCCGTGAAATAGTGCAAGTGCAGTCTTACCCATACTTGGTCTACCAGCTATGATGATGAACTCAGGATGGAATCCACCAGTAAACTTATTGAGTGCATTGAGTCCAGTCTCAAGTCCAGTAGTCTTACCTGATTGAGTTAAGGCTGCTCTTCTGTAGTATGCCTCACGTTCATCGTTAGTCAATTGTGATAGGTCAATGATGTTATCTGAATTGCTTCCAGTATCAAGTAGGCTGGTCAATGACTTAATGATTGATGTAGCAGTTGTGAATCCATCAGTATTACTTAGACCTAATGATTGCTCAGTTACGATTGATGCTATTGACCTCTTGATGTGTTCATCCTTTAGTATGGCAATGTATTCATTGACTGGCTCATTGTAGGTCAAGTTGTTTGACCACATCACAATCTCAGATGTTTCTTTAGGAGTGAACTTATCAACTTCATTGGCAGTCATAAAGAAGTTGACAAGGTTAGGTGTAAGACCTTTGTCAATTACTTTCTTGATTACTTGGTAACATCGTGAGGTAAGCACCTCATTGAAGAGATGCTCACCTAATTGAGGCATTAGTTCTTGGTGGGTCTCACCAGTCATCAGTATGCCTATGAGTGCTTGTTGTGGATTAGTCATTGGTTATGCATTAATTTCTATGGCATTGCCATAAGTATATCTTGAACTTGTCTTAGTACCAGTCTTGAAAAAACTATAAAATAGGTAATGGTATGCCATAACATTATTTTGTTTCACATAACTTCTATGCGCCCTAACAACAAACTTATTATCTAAAACATTAGTAACAACACCTAATATTCTTTTGTCACCATCTTGAAATATGATAACATCGTTAAGTTGTACGTTTTCAAATTTTCTTGCTTTCATAGTTATTGATTTATTAATTGAGTAAAATGGGTGGTTGTTAGCCACCCTTGATTGATTAAACTGCTAATGTGACTTTTTTAACTGAATACTTTGAACCATAACATTCAAAGCAGATACCACCACAATAGTAGTTAAATTGTGGAATGAATCCTTTACCATTACATCTTTCACATTCGCACTCTTCTAAAGATGAAATAGCAAATGATTTAATATGTTTTTCAGATACTGATGGATTTTGAATAAAAGTACCAACTTCTTGCAAGACATCTTTAGCATCAAAATCAGAGCCTAAATATGCTCTAAGAGTAAAACCATATCCTTTAATCTCAACGTCAAATTTTTTAAGGTTACCCTTTGAATCTTTATGTTTAGGATTAGTCCAAATACGACCCTTCTCTTGAATGCTAATAGTAATAAATCCATCAGCAATAATCTTGTTAAGTGCCTTAACAAAGTAACTACGATTGTCACCTTGCTCTTCTCTATTAGCATTAGTAAAAAGTTCGTTGACTAAATTTTTTTGAGATGTCATAATGTTTGATTTAGAAAGTAAGTAAAAAAATGTGTGACTGATTGATGAGCAAATGTAAAACTATTATTTGATTACGCAATACGTTTATAAATTATTTTAAATTATTTTTTGTACGTATTGATTTTAAATTTCTGTACGTACAATCTTAAATCACATCGTCACCTACATACTTCTGACCTTGAGATGAACGATTGAAGACTACTGGTGCTTGTTTGACAAAAGTGTTATTAGGTTGTTTCTCTCTCTGTTTCCAAGTAGATAGTCTTCTCATCGTATCCCAAGCCTTCTCATTAGTCAATCTCATCTTACCATTGGCTAATGGCTCACTCCAATAAGAATAGAATGCATTACAAGTATCCTTACCATACTTCTCTATTAATGGCTTCATCTGATTGATTAGGTCTTGATGAGTATAAGACTTGAATGATGGTGCTTTAGCACTAATAACTTTATCCTTATCATTATCTTCATCCTTATCCTTATCCTTATCCTTATAGGCTTCTACTTCGCTTTCAATTCGCTTCACTTTCGCTTCTGATTCGCTTATTGTTTGCTTTGTCTTTGGTCTACTTCCATTGATATAGTTAGTATTACCTTTCTCTAATACTGGTCTTATGAGTCTCCATATGGTTAATGATAGACCACTTAATGTAGGCTCAACAAAGTCTAATGAGTATTCAAAGATGGCATTGTATAACTCAGCCTGATTCTCTTTAGGTAGTTCTTTTATTGATTCAAACATTGACCGATAAAAGATGCAAGTATCTCTGCTATTCATAACAATAAAAATACCCTATGAGGACTGAGGTAGTATCGACCTTGATTTTACTCTTAGTCTCTCAGTCACCATAGGGTGAAAAGTTTTACAATACATTCAGGATACTACCTCTGAATGGTGCTAATTTACAAAATTATTTTACTTACTACTTGTTTTTATCAAATCAATTTTAAGGCACTAAAGAGACGATTTAACGAACTTAATATATTTTTGATAGTGCAATACCTTTTTAAAAAGATAATGCTTTTGCCTTATAATCAGTCTGTTACAAATTGATAAATCATTGTCATTTTCTTTATTCTTGATTAAGATATGACTCAATTACCTTGATTGTTTCATCTGCACCAGTAGAAAATAGTGCAGCATAACCTACCTCATTTAATGCTTTTAAGACCTCTGCTTGACGTTCTAAATGCTCATTCGATTTGAGTGAACCATCCTTCTTAAATGGGTTAGCCTTGTCAGTTTTTATCTCAATAAATAGTCCAGCAAAGTTACCTTTAGGATATGCAATGAACAAATCAGGATACCCCTTGATTGGATTTTGAGACCTATGCTTATTTGCCATATAAGGACTCAGGTAGAGTCCAGCAGCAAAATCAAACCTAAAGATTAACTTAGGGTACTTAATGGTTAGATACCTTGCTATGACCTTGTATATCTCTGCTTCTTGACTCATTTAGAAAAAGTTTGTAGTTGTGGATTAGTTGACTTCTTGAATTGTTGGCAAGGTAAAGATAGTAGTTCAGTTCATATACTGGTTGCCATTCAAATCTGTATGACTTAGGGTATATTCTTTCTAACTCTTTTTGTGAATAGGTGACCTCAACCTTTGGTGCTTGGTCTTTAATATCAACACCAGTTATCTTAGACATCTGTTTCTGAATCAGCAAAGTTAACTTATTGTGGTTGATGTCAAGGTAGTTTGCAATCTGTGAAGATGGTAACTCACCAACACACAAGAACCATCTATTGACTGCTATTGTGTATCTCTCTTCAATCTCTTTAAATCTCATTGACTTATCAGTCAGGTATTCGATGTGTTGGATAATTTCAGCCTTCATTAGTTCTATAGTTTTTTATTAGTTCAAATACTTGATAAGATTCATTCTCAGCCCAAGTAATCAATTCTTCTTCATCTGTATGCAAATCAAAACTAAGATGCATCAGTTCGTGCATTACTAATCCAAATGTCTCAATATCAGTATTGCATCTGCTAAGATTGATAAAAACATAATGCTTATCTGATTTTGGGATTAGATTACACCACCCAGCAATGTATGATGATTGCTGGGTGTTATTGTGATTATTGCAGTCTTTAAGATTCAATCCGTGCATCTCATTTACATTGTAGTAAGTGAATATCTCACAAGGATTATAACTTAACAACAAATCATAATTACTCCTTGATACTATCTTCATTGATTACATTATATATCTGTTCATAATACTCACTACCATTGCTATAATTTTCAAGAATAAAACCATTCTTACCTAACCAATACCCATCATTCCAAGCAGATGCAATATGCATCTTTTCAATATTGATATAGTTTTCAATGATGTCAATTACTTCAGGACATTCTCTATTTAATCTTTGATGACTACTGAGAATAAATAATAGACTTTCAATTGTTGATTTACTTTTCATACTTCAAGATTTATAAGACGAATTAAAATGTGATTTGAGTTCATTGATGTTCGTGTCAAGATAACCAGTAATAAGTTTGTATGCATCTGCAATCTCATTATCATTATGTCGATATACTAAGATGCTATCAGATGTACTATTAGTCTTCTTACTTCTTGCAGTCACTCCTATGTAGTAGAAGTTCTTAGGGTCAATACCAGCAATAAGACTATACCATACTGCTTGGATATGATTGTAGTGCTTAACCATATCACTTGCAAATACATCTAAGGTCTTAGCAGATGTGGTCTTGATGTCGGCAATCACATTAAGTTGTTGGTTGTAGATATCGAACATTGCTTTGCCTTCAATAGTATGTCTACCAATTTGGACTTCCTTAATCATTGGGTGTTCATTGATTGCACCATTCATTATCCTCTTTGCTACTGGATGGTTACCTATTGCCTTATGGACATTGTATGCCTCAAGGTTCATCTGTTCAGGGTTCAAATCTAACAACTGATGATGAAGACTTACCCCTAACTCAAGTGCTGCTTTTGCATATGATATATCTCCAGTATAGTGCTTCTTGATTCGTGAGCAAGATAAGGCTGGAAAGTAAACGAATTGGTCTCTTGTCATAACTCAACCCAGTTAGTAGTTACCTCTGACTTGCTTATCTTATACTTACCAGTAGCCTTGAGAAAGTTGATGCACACCTCTTCAGTCAATCCAACATTGTTCGATGGTGTTGGTGTTGGTTTATAAACTGGTAATGGTTGTGTTGGTGCATATAAGGTCTTTGGCTCACTCTCTTTTTTCTCATTAGCCTCTTTCTCTTCATTCAACTTATTAATGGCTTCTACATAGCTATAGTATGCTTTTCTGCTAAACCTTGAATTGAATGATGATATACCACTATAGTGGTCACCTGAGTATCCAGCAAGTTTGCTTAGTTGTATTTTGTTAAGATTGTGAATCAATCTATATTTTTCAAAGAGTTCAATTACTTGATAATGGTCTTTGCCTTTAGTAAAAGAATACATTGCATTACCTCTTCTCATTTTCTTTTCTTCAATTGTAAGTTGTGTGTTCATAGGTTTTTGATTAAAAAGATTTATACTTGAAAGATTTAATTTTCTTGTGCCTGATATTACTATTTCATTTAGTCTCATAATTAACGAATCACTTGTGTCTTGTGGTCGTAAATTTCAATACCATCTATCTTGACCACTCCGCATTTCTCCATTGCCTTAGCAAGTGGTGTTAGCAGTTCTTGGTAATCAAGGCACTCAGCAGCAAACAATACATTAAGTACCATCGACCAATTCACCTCACCACAGATACGAGCCTTCTTAGTTACCCTTATGTTTTTAGGCTGCTCAGTATTGATGCTGATTGATTGGTCAACTAACTGACCAGCTAATGCAGAGAAATCTTCAATGGATACATCTGACAATGCTTTCTCTGATTCAATCCTTAGTTTCTCATTTGCCTCACGTTGCACTCTCTCAAGTTCTTCATTGTATGCCAACATCTTAGTCTTAGCAGATTCGATGTACATCTTGAGTGGTTCAGTTGCTTCTTTCTCCAATTCCATTATTCCCTTCTTGTATGCATCAATAGGAGTGGTTACGTATTTACGCATTGATTCAATCGATTTAACGACCTCATTTGCCAATTTGATGGTATGCTCAGTAATGTCGTAAGATAGTTTATCCTCAACCTTATTTGGGGCATCTTTGATTAGTTGCTGAGTCTTGAGAGTATTTGAATGGTTGATGACTTCATAGAGTGAATCAACCTTGAGTAATAATTCTGCTTTCATAGTCAGTTTATTAAGGAGGGCTATTACACCCTCCATTGATTAATTAAAATGGTAGTTTACTTGGGTCTTCAGAGTCTCCTTGCATCCAGTCAAAATCACTTGGGTTAACTGATTTCTCAATAGTGAATGTAGGTAATGATTCAATCTTAGGATACTTAGCACTCATCTCAGCATTCATATAAGCAATGAACTCATCACTTAACTTAATCTTGTCTTGTACGAAATCAGGTAGACTTCTGAACACATCCATATCAGGTTGTTGAGTAGAGAATACAAGTGCTGGATTAACTGCTGGAGGACATACCATACCTTTAGGAAGTGGTGTGATGGTTTGAACATTGGCATAAGTCTTATCACCACTCTGACGATGAATTACGTTAACCATACATTCTTGACCAATCAATGTGAAGATGTTAAACTTCTTAGCCTCTTCATCTGTTAAGGTCTTACCAAGCATAGACTGAACATCTTTTCTTAGGGTTGACTTCTCGTGCATTGACAAGGTATACATACCTCTTACGTAATAAGGTTGTTCACCTTTGTTAGGGTCAAAGATTGCAGTCTCAAGTGGTAACTCAAGAAGTACCTGAACCTTTCTTTTCTTACCACCAAACTGACCAGTCTGCTCTGTTGTGCCTAAGTCAATGATTTGATAGATACGAGCAAGGTGCATACCTACTGGTGCTATCTTATTCGTGTAATTTGATTCGCCTCCTACTGGAGCATTTAGTGTTGGTAACATAATTGATTTGGATTTATTGATTAAAGATTAAAGTGATTTAAACATTATGTGAGCAGCATCTTCTAACTTAGCTAATGCCTTGTCATATGCCTCTATGTATTCATCTATACTTACTTCAACATAGTCACGATAGATAATAGGTACATTGTGATACTCTTCGTTGTGGAATTGTCTTGCCATTACAGCACAATTAGAATCACATCTTGTGAAGATACCGCTATAGCATCCTTCAGTTACGATTGAAATCATTGAGCCATTAAGATGGTCATAGTGAAAGTAGGTGTTACCTTCTGCAAGTTTGAAAATAGTTGATGTGTTCATAGTACACGAATTTAGGATTGATTGATTAGAAAATTAGAAAAGAAAAAAGTAGGGAGGTCTGAGCCTCCCTTGATTGGTTAGTTGATTGTTTTTGTATATTGAATGTTTCTTGTAGTTAACTCAGCAACTAACATTTGCTCTTGTAAATTCAACATATGACTACCGAAATGATGCTCATATTTGAATAATCCGTTTTGAGTTAAAGTAATATAACCTGATGATGCAAATGTTTCTACGTTAGTACCAGCAGATGTTTCGTAAGTGTAAGTTGTAGTTGTCATTGTGTTTGATTTAGTGAGTGAGTAAATATTTTGTGATTGATTGGTAGGGCAAATGTAAAACTATATTTTGATTCTGCAATACCTCAATCAAAATAAACACATTTATTTTTACTTACATTTCGTAAATGACTGATAATGAAATACAAAACTTTACTATTATTTTATTTGGCTACTCAATCCAATACCCAATAACACACCAACACCTATCTTAAATGCAGTTGATTGATACCACTTGGTTTCTTTCTTGACATAGATATTGGATAGGTTAGTGATTGACATAGTAGGATTATCAATGTGTAATCTAACTACACTATCTGTTTTTCTCAATAACCTATTAATAAGACCATCTCTGAGAGTATCCCCCACAGAATATGTCAAAGTACCACTTGACACGATTGAGTCTATTACAAGGCTTCCTATAGAGTCAATTTTTCCATCAATCGAATACCAATCATTATAATCTGAGAATTCAAGTGGTAGCTTAATGTAATTGGTTGAATCAATTGTGATAGGTTCAGCAAGTTGAATCTTGGTTTTAACTATGGTCTTATACTTAATCTTGACTATCTCTTTAGGATTCCTAATAGCAAGTAATTTAATTGCCATATCTTTTGAATCAATCTCACTTTGATAGTTTACTGCCTGACTTATCAATTGACTTGAATCTGCTAAGTGCTGCACCTTATAACTCTCTACCTCTTCTTTCATCTTACGATAGTCAATAGTCAACTGACCATTAGTACCACAAGTATGAATGAAGATAAGCAGCATAACCAAACCACCAACTAACATAAGAACCTTATCCAATGAATCAAACTTATCTTGTGGCATATCCTCCAATTAACTTAATGAATTTTTCCCACTTCAATTCAAAGCAAGACTTATCTCTTAGATTACTTCTTAGTACATTCTTAGCCACGTATATTGGCATTTGTCTCTCAGTCACATAGTGCTTTACCACAATTAAAAGTCTCTCGTCAGCCTCCTCCTCATCCATAGGTAAAGTACATTCTCTCATAACTGCCTTGTTGCTTTCTTTACCAATGCGTGGATTGATTCATCTAATCTCTTCATTGAATCATCAACCATCTTTAGTAGTTCAGTCTGCTCTGAATCCTCCATCTTACCCTCTTTATCAAGCAGCAACTTAACCACTCCAGCAACTGATGTTAAAGGCTGCCTTAGTTCGTGACTAAGCATAAATCTAAACTCCTCCAGTAACTGCTTTTGCTTCTCGTGTTCGTGGCTGGTGATTGATGTAACATCAGTAATTTGGAATCCTATGAAGTGAAGACTACCAAGTATGGCATAGCAATTCCACAACACCCATCTTAACCCACTATTCTTCTGCTTAGTCCTTGCATAGATTCGAACTGGATTAGGTGATATCTCAATTGCTCTCTTAACTGATTCAACATAATCATCAAGTTCACTATCATCAGTAATGATATCACTTACCTTCTTAGGTTTGATGTGGCTGGAATACTCTTTGAAGAGGTCATTAGAACTAACTATGCTACCTTGATAATCAGATACCACATACAACAAGTCAATAGAGTTAGCTAAGATGTATTGAGTAGACATAGACTAACTTCTAACTATCTTGTTAATCTTACGAATCATCTCAAGCCAATAGAATGTACTTCTATATAGCCATATTGATGTGGCTAATAGCATCAACATCATAACAATTGAGTTTGATAAATCACTATATTGGTAAGGTTGATTCATAGTTAATTCAGTTTTATGTGAAATAATCGGTTTAAGATTCAACTTTTCACCACGAATTAACCACTTAGCATCACAAGGTTGAATGGTATCTGATGCACGAAATGGTATAGATAGTGATGGTTCAACTTCTACCTCATCATTTGCCTCAAAATTAGTCAATAATTCATCAACATATAGTACCTCACCCCATTGATTTTGATAAATAAACATTGATGTGTCACCCATATAGTGATTGATGAACATAAATGGTTCAGGTTGTTTGATTTCCTTACGAGTTATAGTGTAACTTGTATCATAAGTCACCTTATATTGTGATTGGATGGTGTCCTTAACTGCATCAACCATTAGCGCCCCCTTTCTCAGATGGTTTCCACACCCATTTCAAGGTCACTACAGCACCAATGATGTATGCAAATGACTCCTTATCTATCTTCTTAGTGAAAAATAGCCAAAATCCTACAACAGATATGAGTGAACCTATAGTCAAATGCCAGTACACCATAAGTAAGTCAGCTATTTGTTTGAATTTCTTAGGGTCGATAGCCATGTACTACTATACTACTTTTTTAAAGTATAGTTCCACTTCTTTTTGCCTTCTTTTAGTTAATCCTTTCAACACCACACCACCGCCTCTGTTCCATTTTAAGAACTCTAAGGCTATCTTAACATCATTTGGGTTAGCAAGTACCATCTTGAGTAATGTAGACTTACTCAGATTACCTAAACCCACGTTAAAGGCAAATGATACCAATGCATCAAACTGATATTGAGTTAATTTGACTGACCTTGTGTATTTACTTACATAAATATCGTAATCTTCAAGGGTATTAATGAGTAATATTTCAGCTTCTTCTTTATCACGCAATACGTCACCCATCTTGACATTAGATTTGTCAGGATAAAAGCAGGAACCATAGCCAATTGTAGGCACATTGGCTGAACACCTATAAGCATTCAGCCTTAGACCTTCAAAGTCTTTGACCAATTGAATACCAGTTTTACTAATGTTCATCAGTTAATCTCATATTGGAAAATAGCGTGGCAAGTTGCAGACGATACAAGTGAAGTGTCTTCTGATAGCATTGATATTTTGTTATTTCTTACTGAACCATTAATTTGTTCTGTAATACTACTTGGACTTAATGACCCACCTCCATTGGCTGTTGTTGTAGCAATAGGATAAGTAAATTCAAAATCCCCGCTTGAAAGTGTGCTAAAATCAATATCGATAAATAAGTTTATTTGACAAGTTACAATATTCCCTATTCTTAAATAACTTGCTGATGTTAATGTTGCCGCCGTTAACGCACCATTAAAATCGCTAAATGTCGGTGTCCAAGTTCCGCTTTCAAAGTCAAGTAAGTTGCCCACCTCAATCTGCTTTGATGTGCCTTGAGGCGATTCAGATATATCGCTGATGTCAACGATATACAATAGGTCTCCACTGACTGCCGTAGATAGTGGTGTTAAGTCGGTTATTTTTACGCCTGCCATGATGTTATGCTATTAAGTAAGTTCCTTGAATGATGATGTTATATCCAGTATCAGCAGCACTATTAATCATTGAATGAATAATACTTGCTCCATCACTTCCAATAGTATATGAAGTTGCAAGTGAGTTGCAATTTGCTACATTAGTTTTAAATGACATTGAACCAAGAATGTTGGTTGTTGGAGTAAGTCCAGTAGGAGGTGTGAAATATGTATCTCCGAAAAGAATTGGACTTGATACGTTTGATAAACCAAAGTTTATGTTAAAGCTAACAGAGTTTCCTGCTTTGACATAAATAGCTTTAAACAATACCGAACTTTGGTAATCAGTTGTAATCGTTGGAGTCCAAGTACCAGTCTCAATGCTTACAATGTTTCCTAACTCAATGCTCTTTGATGTCCCTTGCGGACTTTCAGTATTATCGCTAACATCGACAATGTATAGTAAGTCATCACTTGAAGCCGTAGCAAGTGGTGTTAAGTCGGTAATCTTTACTCCTGCCATAAGTCAGATATTATTGGGTTGTAGGTTATCAAAGGTAAGAATTTAACCCAATCAAGGGAGGACTGCTCCACTTCTTCGATTGATATTATCCAATTGCCATCGGCATCTTGGATTGGGTTGAAGTAATTATCAGCAACATACTCGACACCATCGAGCCATCTTGCTTGTTGTTCAGTAAGTAGATGGACTTCCATTATAATTGACGGGATAAGGTGGTTTGGAACGCTTGTACTGATGTTCTAAGATTGCTTACTTCAGTATCACTTAATCCCGAACTAATATAAGCAAATCGAAATTCTGAATTTACAAAAGATGGAATGTTTGCCGTTCCATTATTGTTAACCGTTCCAAGATAAATCGGAAGATTTGCTAATGTACCACCTGAATTTAGATTTCTAATTAAAGAACCGTTTTTATAGTTTTTTGTTGTTGCAGCAGCAGTCCTATGAGAATCAAAACTACCACCTCCACCAATTATAGTAGTATTAATATTAGCACTATTTAATCTTGATGCCATAACTATTGGAGTTATTGCAATCAAACTGGCTTGTAAAATAGTTATTAAAACACCTATCTGAACAGGGTCAGCTCCGCTAACTGTTCTTTCTGTTATGTACATACCTAATCCATTATTGTTAACAGATTGAGTTATGCTTGGAGTTAAAAATGTGTTTGCATAGCCATTCGTTCCATTAGGCATTGCACCATTAGCTGAATGAGTCCATCCACCGACAAAGCTAAGTCTAAATGCGGCATTGGTGTCAAGTGGATTCTTAAGATTGTACTTATGCGTTGTAGCTGTTCCACCTACCATAGGATAAATGGCATTACACTTCGCCCAAGTACCGTCTGCTTTCATGGTTGTTACCAATGTGCAGATGGCTGATGTGATTGTGGCATCGGTTATTCCTGCTGCTGATAGGAATGCAACTGCATCGGCATCGCATCCACCATAAGAATATGGGTTGACTAAGAAACTCATGCGTAGTTGCCTATTAACATTACTTTTAATCCTTTCGCCGTTCCATTTCCAATCTGGTCGATGTCGATTGTAATCTCGCTATCATCGGCAAGAGCCGCATCGCTTATCACTGGAGGAGTGGCAGCCGTTGTACTTGTTAATTCTGTATTGTCTATGGTCAACTTTGTGCTTAAAATTGATGTACCACTTTCATTGATGTCAACGGTAAAAATATTACCACTTGCTTGAGCAGTTGTGAGTGATGCTCTAACTGATGTTAAAGTTACTGCTCTTGGCATTCTAAAAGTAATCTTAGCAGTACCAGCAGTTAATGCAGTAGTTTCATCAGATGCTGCTATAACTAACTCAAATGGTGTAGCAAAGTTACCGCTTCCAAGAATGCTTGTTGAATTAATTGTCTTAATGTTAGTACCACTAACAAGTGCATCTTGTTTACCATTAAAGGAAGTCCAATCAGATGTGCTTAATGCACCTCTGTTGGCAGCACTTGCAGTTGGAAGGTTAAAAGTGTGCGTTGCTGTTGTTGATGATATCGCAAAGTCAGTGCCTGATGTTCCAACTGCGAGGTATTGCGTGTTGGCTGTTAGTCCGTTCAATGCTGATATGCCTCCTGCGAAGTTAGTAATCACTTGACATAGATGGCTGTCCTGCGTGTGCATGGTTATTGTCCTGCCTCCTACTGAGTTGACAATGTACACTCTTAATGCAAGCCTGTCCGTTACAAGTAGCGTTGTTTGTGGTATGGCAAGAGAAGTCAAGTAAAGGTCAATGATTGTGCCCCCTGTTATCGCCTCAGGTACTAATGAACTATTAGCGATTGTAGTGAATGTTATACCATCATATTTTAACAACTCAACATAGAACGCTGGAGTACCACCAATAGAGGAAGCTGACATGAATATCTCGAAGTTCCAATTCCCTGCTGGTATCTCTAATCGATTTGGGTCACCTACATCTGTCAGCCATTGGCTTATCAGCCCGTTCCCTGCCTTAGTGAAGTCTGCGTTAGTTCCTATTCCTACCACCGCAATTTGGCTCATCTGAAAGTATGTGGCTACCGATGCAGCCGTGCCACCGTTGAGGTAGTAGCTAACAGCAGAG